CGGCTAACTCCTCTGGCGTCTTGCACAACAACACATCGCCAATTTGAACGCAGTCTTTCCATCTGCCTTCGCCATTGACTAGCAGTTTATACTGCGGTTGCTCCTCGACCTTGACCGGCTCCCAACCTTCCTTCAACTTCATGGAAACGTTACGAGCGTCAGTTTGCCCCTGAAGCAATACGCGAATCCAACGATACTTGTACCCTGGCTGCTTATCTGGTTCTGGCAGAAGCTCCGGTGGCATCCACTGCTTGGGACGCTCCGCTTGAGTACGAGTTTCGATATTACGTGGTGTACGGTTCTCAGCCATTTATCTACCCTCCAGTTTCATCATTTCCTTGACGTACATATCCAGTGGAACGCCCAATTTCTTGGCCGCGTTTGCCGCCGACTGCGAAACTTTGACTTTTTTGGAGCCAGTAGTACGCGTCGCTGGAGCTACGACAGGAGCGGGTTTTTCACGCTGGGGTTTTGATTCCGGCGCTTCGGCTTCTTCCCGTTCTTCAAAATGCTCTGGGAATCGACGACGCATAGTGTCGTCAACCTTCTTCCAGTATTCGTCCGTGGACGGATATGACGCCCCGTACTGTGAGACTAGCTTCTGATGCAAGCCCAGAGCTAAGCTAGTCATTTCCTCGTCCTTACCGAACCATTCGTTGCGCTCTTGCCACGCAACTGCCCTGTGGTCAGGACGAGGCACTGGATTTGGTTGCGTTTGTACCTCAGTTTCAGGATCTTGTCTAGACGGAACAAAATCGTTAACTCGCTGCAACCTAAACTGCGCGGTGTTCAGCCGTGCTTGGGCTTCGACCAGTTGGTCTCCATCACCAAGATCGTACGCTTCTTTGTACGCTTTCTTGGCCGCATCAAACTCTAGCTCCGCAGCATTCTTGGCTGTCTCGACGTAGACCTGTTCGCCTTGGGTCAGTCGACCTTTCAGCGTTTGATTCTCCGCCATCAGCCGCTTGGCATACTCCAATGCCTCCTGCTGCTCACGTAATGCCGCCTCCTTCTCGCGGCGCTCGTCGTGCCAGACCTTCTTCATCTGCTTCAGACGAAGCTTGACGTTCTCCGAATAATCCTCAAGCTCATCGTTCTCTAATTCCTCGACAACCTCCTTGGGCATAGGCTCGCGGCCTCTGTCCTGCGGCGGTGTGTCATCTTCAATTTCGAACTCAAATTCCTCGGAAGTGGAATCGTTGCCACCCTCATCAGGAAACTTGTATTCATCTTGCTGCATAGTTGCCATGTGTTTCTCCTTTGTTAAACCCGGCTAATGCCGCGTGGGTCTTGGACCACGGCCTCTACCACGTCATCATTCAAAAGTCTGAACTCTTGACCGTGAATCTTGAGGCGGGTGCCGGTGTTCGGACGGGCGAGAATGAAATCCCCTTCCTTGCACCATGGGCCGTTGGGGAACCGCTTTTCATCTTTGTAGCAGTCTGGTCCCATCTTGATTACAAAGAACACAGTTGCCAGCACCTGCTCAAAGTGGATGGTTGAATCCGCTTTGACTAAGCCGCTGTCAAACTTTTCCTCGGCAGGCGGAAGCGCTACTAGGATGTGATACCCAGTCGGCTCCGGCAGTTGCTTTGCTTTCTCCTCGGCTGTTTCTGGCAGCGTCGAAGTCTCGCCATCTTGACTGGCGATTAAAAGTTCACTCATCTGAAAACTCCATTTTCTTTGCGAGGTCAAGGATGTAGCCCTCTGCTAGGGATAAGCCTCGAATCTCCCCGCAAAGTTTTTGATAGTCAGCGAAGTCTTTGGCCGCGTTGTTAGCCACTGCTTCAACTATCTGATCACGCTTGTCACGTACCTGTTTGATCAGCACCTCAAGCGCTTTATCCATAAATTACCCTTTCGGTTTTGATGGTGTAGGGCGGAGCATCTCTGCGCGATCCTTGGCAATTCGCGAGCCAATTTCCACGCCTTTGACTTCCATCTCCGCTTCCAGTCTGGCCTTCTCTGCCGCTGTTTTGACACCGGCTTGAACACCTGCGATACGCTCTTGCGCCTCGATCCGAGCCTTCTCGATCTCCATTTGATCTGCTTTTGCCGCAGCATCCATGAATACCTTCTGCTTCTTGATCTCGACTTCTGCCGCCTTGAGCTGCAACTCCTGTTGTTGCATTTGCACCAGCGGGTCTTGAGCCGCTTGCTGCGCCTGCTGTTGAGCCATCTCTGCCTGATCTTTCTGCAACAGCTTGGCTGCCGCTGCTGCCATCATGCGAGAAACTTCGACTTCCACTTCTTCCGGCAACTGCTTGTCCATGTCCGGCAGCGGTACGCCCAACTGCTTTTCAATCTCAATCCGGTACTGGAAGGCCACATGCTCGTTGATATGCGCCATCGCAGCCGCCATGATCATCTGCGCTTTCGGGTTTTGACCGACAAGCTGCGCAACTTTTGGATCCTGCATGGCCGCCTGATGCACGGCGATATGGGCTTCGTGATCCTGATAGATAAACGCCTTGACCGGCTTGCCGTTCAGCACGTTCATGTTCTCTGTCACCGGATCTTTTGGCTTCTGATCCTCGGCGCTTGGCACCAGCTTGCCGACATTCTTAATACCCAGAACTTCCAGCATCTGCCGGTTTAGCTCCACCATGTCGTAAATCTGTGGGTTGGCCTGCGCCATCTGCATCACAGCCTGGTACTGCACAACCTTCTGTGCCATCGTGGCCGAGTTAGGATCGGACACCGGGATCACATCCACGTCGTCGTAGTCCGACTTCTTGGCACGCGGCGTACCTTCCACCGGCTGATAGTCGTACTCGTCCGGCGTGTAGTCGCGGATGATGTCCTTCAGCAGCTTCAACTCCTGCTTCATCGCGTAGTGGATACGCGCTTGCACTGCCGACATCACCTTAAGCGTGCGCTCCAGAATAGCCAGCGTCGTGCCGACCGGAGAGTTGGCCGACATGTCGGCGATCTTGAGGTCTGCCGCCGCAGCAAATCGGCGACCTTCCTCAACGATCTGATTCATCAAGCCTAGAAGAACTTGGCTCGGCTCTTTGTACGGAAGCGGAAGAATGTTGTCGCGGATCGTTCCGGCGGCAACGTCCACATCTCGGAACTCGCCGGGTGCAATTGGAGTGTCATCTCCTTTGACCCGCATACCTTTGGTTTTAAGACCTCCCGGCAGATTCGATAAAGTCCCAGCATCAACAAGCTGACGAATAATAGAAGTACCAGACTTAGCGAAAGCACCGATAAGATGAATAAGACCGAAGGCATAGAATCCAAAGCCGGGGATATATGGGTAGTGAACAAAATGGTTCCTCTTTTGATACGTGTCGTCGTCTGGTCGCCAGTTGCGCCTAATAGATAAAACCTCTTGGGAAGTTTTTTCGATAGTTACAATGTATGGCAGTCCGATCCCTGTCTTCTCGCCGTCCTCGTCCTCATCCTCGTACCCCGGCAGATCCAGATACACCTGCATTTCAAGAATCTTGTACCGATCATCCGTGGTAGCGCGGAAGCCCATCTTCTCCGCAATCTCTTTCTCAATATCATCCAGCGCATTCTCTGGCTCGGGCAGGTCAATATCAAGATAGAAGCCAGCCACCATCAGCCGACGCAGATCATTCTTGGTCTTACGCATGACATGCGTCACACGTGGGGATGACTCCAGATTGCTTGCGCCGTAGGGAACAACCACGTCTTCAGCCGGTACGAATACCGATACCTGCCGAGCAAGCGACGGATCGAAGTACACCTTCTTAAACGCATTACCTGCTAGACCCAAGCCCCACAACATGCGCTCATGTTCAGGCCGGTACTCGGTCATGACTTCCGTCAACTGGTAGTTCATATCGTCCCGAACGCGCTCCGCAGAGTCCCGCTTCTCCGGCGTTTCTTTGCCGATGATCTTGGTCTTGACAGGGCCGCTGGCCGGAAACGTTTCCATGATCGTCTCGGCTTGGAACTTCACCAGCGCTTCTGACAGCAGGGGGTGGTACACACCGCAGGCACCTTCCCACGGTTCTGACCGCTCTTCGATCTTCATGCCGAGCAGCTCGAGGCCGTCGACATACGTCTTCATCCAGTCTTTTCTGGCGTCGATGTCATCCTGAAAGTCGCCTAGCAGATCACCGGCCAGACTTTGCAGTTCCGAATCCGACATCTCTTCAGCCAAGTTAGCGCTGAACTCGTCATCCATCTTGCCCGGTTCAATCTCAATCTCCAGACCACCGATCCCGATAGATACGGACTCTGGATCCTCGATCTCAATTTCAATTGGCTCGGCATCCAGCACCTCTTCGTCCATGCCAGCAGGCAACTGATACAGCGCCTTATCAATATTTGTAGCCATGTTTATTCCTCTAGTCTGCCAAGACAATTGCCTTGTGTAACACCGTTAACGTCCAGCCAATCTCGACCTACGCAAGTTGGTGGCGTGTCATTAAGCCATTTTTGAATAGATAGGAACGAACCGCCCAAAGGTCCGGTCGTGCCTTCATGCCAATAGCTTGGAAATATTCGAACTGGCGTTCTGTTTTCGCCTGCATCTCGATGCGAGTACACAACCCCGTTGATTACAAAATCCAAATCCCCAGACAGCAACAATTCATAGCTGTCGACGTTTGGATGTATGTGGGATGGCGCTTCCGAGTCCGGCTGCGCTGTAAACATTTGCACCTGATAGCAACCATCTCGGAAAAGGCACACGCCGGTCATGTTTCCGTACACGGTGATTGCATCTGGCGGCGGACGAAGCGAACGGGATCCCAACCACCAGGAAGCAAATGCCGTCAGATCGTCAAATTTTTCAGTCAGCATAATAATTAATAGTAAACCCGCTTGCGCTGCAAGCCCATAGGCTCATCTTCCTCGTCTGAACCCAGACGCAGGAAGCCGCCCTGTCGAAATCTCATCAATGCCTGTACCCCGGAATCCACTAAGTCATCGTGTTCGGCGTTCGGGAACCTCGCAAACTCCTCGATCACCTCCGACGCCCACCGGGTATCTGGTGCCCACACTTTACCGGAAGAAAATAGGTCTGTAACGCTGTTCAAACGCACGAACTTATCGTTGCCACGGGTCGGTGTGAAGTCAGAAACCATCACACCCATCCGTCTTAGCTCAAATATCAGGGGTGCCCCCGCCGCTTTTGCTTCAATAATGCAGGAATCCGGCTGCCATTCGTCATACAGCTCCTTTGCCTTCTGCTTTAGGTCAGGAAACTCCACTTTTCCCTTCCAAGCGTCCAGCAAAATGATGTTTACATCGTTCTCGTCCTCATCCCGGTGAAACACACCCCACGTCGTACACGCAGAATAGTCACTCCGCTGGTTTTTTGTGTACGCAGTGTCCCAACTTTGGATGATGAACTCGCATGGCGGCGCTCTATCCCCCTCATACACCTGCCACCAGTCCCTTTTTACCAGCGCACCCTCTTCACCCGTGGGCTTTTGCTGGTACTGAGCGTTCCATTTGTAGACAGGAAGCTCTTCTTTCAGCGCCAACAGCTCATCTAGCGCCCAGAACTCAGGCCAGAGGCTATTTCCCGACGGCAAAATGGCCGGTAACTCAATCACTTCCCACTCTGTTGAGTCAGATTTCAGCACGCGGCCAGTCAAATCCTTATCCGACCAGCGCGTCATCACCACAATAATCGCCCCGCCCGGCTGTAAACGTTGCCGTGGACCTGACGTATACCACTCATACACAGAATCAAAGACCGTCGGGTCACCCTGCGCTAGCCTCGCCTCTTGTTCCGAGTGCGGGTCATCAATAATCAGTAGGTCTGCACCCTTACCGGTGACAGTACCGCCCACACCAATCGCAAAGTAATCCCCGCCGTGACTTGTCGCCCACCGGCCAGCCGCTTTCGAATCCACCCGCAGCCCGACATTCGGGAAGATTTTCCCGTACTGCTCGCTATCCACCAGGTTCCTAACCTTCCGACCAAACCCCACTGCCAGTTCAGCCGTGTTCGACGTCTGGATTACCTTCTTCTGTGGGTTCTTCCCCAAGAACCACGCAGGCAACAGATAGGAAGCAAACTCACTTTTCGTATGTCGCGGCGGCATGTTGATGATCAGCCGCTTCAACTTCCCCTGCGCGATCTCCTCAAACTTCTTTGCCATCAACGCATGATGTCGGCCATGTATAAACCCCGGCCACATCTCTTTCACAAAGGCCATGAACGACTGCTGCGCCTTCTCCCGCACGAGCGCGTCCCGATACTGCCCCACCTGCTCCAGCAGTTTCTCCTGCTCCGCCGCAGGCAACTTGCCTATCAACTCACTCAAGTCCACGGACAGTTCGCCTTCTCTCGCATCGCCACTATCGACATCGCCTCCTGCCGCACAGGCTTATCCAACCGCTTCTGTATCTTCGCCAAAATAGGATAAATACTCACCGGCCGAAAATACTTCCGCCCAGACTTTTGCTCCTTATACACCTGGTAGAGCATCTGGAACGCCTCCAACAACAACTGCTCGTCTCTATTCATTCCAGATTCCTAAACTGTATATACACCGGCCGAACACTTCTCCCACTTCCCTTCAACCGCTTCACCACACCCAACTTCACCAGCCGCTCAATAATCTCACTCGTATTCCCCATCCCACCCTTTCCTCGTATCCGGCATATATCCCGGATCGACGGCCCAAACCCATACCTCCGCCACCACTCATCTATCACCAAAAACACTTCCTTCTGCACCGGCGTCATCCCTACCTCCATACACTCCTCATACGTCCTCTCCCGCCGACGCATTACCATTTCTCTATTTATCAAAACATCTGGCATAAAACTTGCTGTGTGTAAACGTTTACACTATCAAAATGGCAACTATGCTTTTTCGCCAAAAATATCCCCCCCGGGGGTAGGCGTTTCTGGAGACAAGGGGGGTGTTTCTGTGTTGAGGGCTAGGAAAGCGAGGTCATTGAATTCTTCTTGGGATTGTTTGTGGGGATTACTATGTAAACTGCGCGGGTGAGGCTCATTTGACATTTGGCCCCCCCCCCCGCCCCTAACCACGCCAAAAACCGCAATTTTA